AACAACAATCCATTAGACGTTGCCGCTATCAAAGCACAACTCATGGAAGACTTCAAGATTGACAAGATTCGCAAGTCCATTGACCAGATTGAGCTGTTGGCTGAGATATATGGAACTGGAATCGGTGAGATCATTGTTAAAACAGAGAAAGTCTACGTTCCCAGTACCCAACCAATACCTGGTCAAGTCGGTCAAGCCGCTATTGGAGTGGTGGAACAAGACCGCATTGGTGTGAAGATTGTTCCTGTTAACCCTAGAAACTTCTTGTTTGACCCTAATGGAACATCTATTGATGACTGTATGGGTGTGGCTATTGAGAAGTATGTCTCTATCCACAAGATTGTTAAAGGTCAAGAGGATGGTATCTATCGCAAGGTAGAAATCGGTACGGACTCTATGGATAACGACCTAGAGCCTACCCAAGAGATCACTCAGTACGAAGACGACAAGGTTAAAGTTCTAACTTACTATGGCTTAGTCCCTAGAGAGTACATTGAACAACTAGAGAATGAGTCAGAAGTAGAAGATTTGTTCCCTGAAGACTCTATTCAGGACGAGTATTCCGATCTGGTTGAGGCGATTATCGTGATTGCCAACGATAACGTGCTTCTCAAAGCAGAAAAGAACCCTTACATGATGAAAGATAGGCCAATTCTGGCTTATCAAGACGACACTGTGCCTAACAGACTCCTCGGTAGAGGTACTGTAGAGAAAGCATATAACTCACAAAAAGCCATTGATGCCCAAGTTCGTTCACACTTGGACTCTTTAGCGCTCACAACTAGCCCCATGATTGCAATGGATGCCACAAGACTTCCTCGTGGTGCTAAGTTTGAGGTGAAGCCAGGCAAGGCAATCCTGACAAACGGCAATCCAAATGAGATTCTGTTCCCGTTCAAATTCGGTAATACGGATAGTTCAAACCTGACAACTGCCAAAGAGTTTGAGCGTATGCTCCTTCAAGCTACGGGTACTTTAGATTCTCAGGGAATGGTGTCTGCTGTTTCTCGTGATGCGGGTCAAGGCGGTATTTCGATGGCTGTTGCCTCGATTATCAAGAAGTACAAGCGTACCTTGGTGAACTTCCAAGAAGACTTTATGATTCCCTTCATTATGAAGGCGGCATATCGCTATATGCAGTTCGACCCTGAGAGGTATCCTACTGTTGACATGAAGTTTATCCCCACGGCTGCTCTTGGGATCATTGCTAGAGAACATGAGCAACAACAGTTCATCTCTTTACTTCAGACACTTGGCCCAAATACACCTGTTTTGCCTGTGATTCTTAAAGGAATCATGGCTAATTCATCTTTGTCTAACAGATATGAGTTGATTCAGATGTTGGATGAGATGAGTAAAGTCGATCCACAAGCACAACAGATGCAACAAGCTCAACAACAGTTGGCTATGCAAGCAACACAGGCTCAGATTGCTGTCCAGACGACCCAAGCAGAGCAAAATCGTGCTGAAGCGCAGAAGTTGATGACTGAGACACAGTTAATGCCTCAAGAGATTCAGGCTAAAGTGTTGTCCAGTGCGACCAAGAACCTTCCTACGGGGAATGAACCCGCAGAGTTTGACAAACGGGTGAAGATTGCTGAATTGATGCTCAAAGAGGCTGACATTAAGAACAAGTCCAAGATTGTAGAGATGCAAATGTCGGATAAAATGGAAAAAGCCTTCCTAGACCGCATCACTTCGGAACTGAAATAATGGAACTTCTGAAAAACCTTGAGGGATTGTCTGCTGATGAGCAGATGAGTGCCGTTGTTGAGCTTCAAAAAGCGGCTATGAAGCATCTTGAGGAACAAAAACAAGCGTCCATTGGTAAGAGTGCCGAGATGGTCATTCTTGGTTTAAAGAAGATTAAGTCCGACTTTGAAGCCAAGTTTGACTCTCTAAACTACGATATTCAGACCAAAGTAGCCAACCTGAAAGATGGTGAACAAGGACTCCAAGGCCCTAAAGGTGAGCAAGGTGACCGAGGTTTAGACGGCTATCAAGGTAAAGATGGCCGTGATGGTAAAGATGGAAAAGACGGGACAGATGGAGTTGATGGTGTTGGCGTAACAGACGCTAAGATTGACTTTGATGGCTCATTGGTTATTACTTTATCTGATGGTAGAGAAATCAACGTAGGAGAGGTAGTCCCTGTTGATGTTGCGGAGAAGATACGCACTGTCCACAATATTCAGAGTGGATCGGGTGGTGACTCTCAGACTGTTTTAGACGCTATTGCTGCCCTTCAAGCCACGATTGCCACTTATGGCACGATGGCTACACAGAATGCCAACAATGTCGCCATCACAGGCGGCACAATCAACAACACCACAGTTGGAGCGACAACACCTGCGGCTGGTACGTTTACGACTGTTGGTGTAACAACATCAATCAATGCTTCTAGCGGAAGTTCTAATGCTGATTTAAATGTAAATTCAAAAGGTACTGGTAACGTAAATATTGGTACTGGTAATGGTACGCAATTCAGGGTTGAATCGTCAGGCTCTGCGGCAACAGATTTTGTAATGGTTGGCGGTTCAAGCACTGGTCGCCCATTTATTCGCTCTGCCGCTACTAGCGGAAACATTGATTTAGCGGTTAGTTCGCAAGGCACAGGTGCTGTTAGGCTTTACACAAACTTTGTAGGTCAAGAACAAGCAAGGGTCTCCCACACCGCCTCCGCAGTAAACTACCATCAACTAACTGGTTCTGCTACAGGCTCTGGCCCTATTCATTCTGTTGCTGGCTCAGACACCAACATAGACCTAAACCTGACTACTAAGGGTACTGGTGGAATTAGATTTAATACAGGTGGTGGTGAGCAAGTCAGAATAAAAAATGCGCCTAGTGCTGTTAATTATTTAGAACTTCAAGGCAATTCTACGGGTGCTGGGCCAAATATTGTGCCACGGGGAACGGATGCGGCTATCAATTTAAACTTGACATCTTATGGTTCTAGTAACATCGACTTCTTTACGAACCACGACAGTTTTGTTCGGCAAGCCCGAGTAGCCCACACAGCCTCTGCTGTTAACTATTTACAGGTTCAAGGGAATGCAACAGGTAATGCACCTACGATTTCAGCGCAAGGTAGTGATGCAAACGTATTTTTAGATTTAAAGTCAAAAGGCGTTAACCAAATTTCTCTTTATACAGGTGGTGGCATTCAGTTTGCCGCTTTGCACACTGCGTCTGCCGTTAATTACGCAACAGCCAAAGGTTCTGCAACAGGTTTTGGTGTAGTTTTTGGTGCAACTGGTAGCGATACGAATATTCCCGTTGTTGTTCAACCAAAAGGAACAGGAGCATTACAAGCCCAACAAACAGACTCTACTGCTACTGGTGGTAATGCTAGGGGTGCTAATGCTGTTGATTGGCAGACAAGTAGAACAGCGGCTACTCAGGTTGCCAATGGACAATATGCAACTACTAGTGGCGGGTATAAAAACACAGCATCGGGTTTTTCTAGCACTGTAAGTGGTGGTGAAGGTAACTCCGCTAATGGTTATGTTGCTACTATTTCTGGCGGTTCTACAAACACTTCATCGGGAAGTTATGCCGTAATAGCAGGTGGATACTTAAATACAATTTCAAAAGATTGGAGTTTTTTAGGTGCTGGATACGGAAACACTGCTGGTGGGTTTCATAACTTTATAGGTTCAGGATATTCAAACAGTGGCACATCTGCGTCTGCTGTAACAACACAATCCGCAACTATGAACGGCACAACTGCCGTGACTCTTTCTGGTAGCAATGCAAGCATCAAGGTTGGTCAACTTGTAACTGGCACATCAATTACAAACTTTCCAAACACCTACGTTGCCGCAATCTCAGGAACAAGCCTAACCCTATCTCAAGCAGCATCAGGCTCAAGCACATCTACTCTATCTTTCTTCACTCCTCACGGGGTAGTAGTAGGAGGAGGAAATAACCAAGCCACAGGTGCATACAGTTTCATCGGTGGTGGTGGTGATGCAGGTAATGCGGCTAATCGTAATGTGGCTAGTGGTTTGTACAGCACAGTTACTGGCGGTCGTAGTAATACTGCTAGTGGCGTTGGCTCATTTATTGGTGGAGGTGGTGTTTTCTCCGACCAGTTAGCAAATCTTTATCCACAAACAGCGAGTGGCATTGCGTCTTCTATCTTAGGTGGATTAAACAACCAAGCAACAGGTGCTTATTCTTCAGTTTTAGGTGGATTAAGTAATGTAGCAAATTCTTCGGGTTCAGTTGCGTTAGGACAACTTGCAACAACTCGCTCAATTGTTGGAAATTTGTCTTTTTCTGGTTGTGAAGGAGCAATAGCGTACTCACTAGGGGTCTCTCAAATAAGTACGTTGACTCTTGGTCGTCAAACAACTGACGCGACTCCAACGGTTTTAACAAGCACAACTGCTTCCGCATCCACAGTTAACCAAGTAATCCTACCCAACAACTCTGCCTACTATTTCAAAGTAGAAATTATTGCCAACGTCACAGGTGGTGGTAATACTTCAGGATGGGAACTTAAAGGTGTTATCAAGCGAGGTGCAAATGCCGCATCAACAGCAATTGTTGGCTCTGTAACATCTACACTTATTGCCCAAGATGCAGGTGCTTCAACTTGGGTAGTGTCTGCTACTGCCGATACAACCAATGGCGGTCTTAAAATAACTGTTACTGGTCAAGCATCAACAACAATCCGCTGGGTCGCAAAGGCTAGCACTACCGAGGTAACTTTCTAAGGACTAATATGGCACTCAAGATAACCGCAACTAATTCAACAAACGGACAACAGGAAACCCAAGCCTATGCCCGTATCACAAACTTCTTTGGTACAAAAGACCAAGTACAAGTACAAGTGGAAATCCACGCTACGGAAGAAGCCCGTAAAGCGGGATGGCCTTCTATTCAGCAACAGGCTCACTACATCAACATGGCTGATTTACAGGGTGATTTAATTCCCGCTATGTACAATGTTCTGAAAACATTTACCCAGTACGCTGGCTCAACAGACGTTTAAGGAAAACAAATGGCTTTACTCAAATCTATCTCTACTGACTATCACGTTCCTGCGGAATATTGGCACATCGGTGCAGTCCAAGAAGACTTTAAAGGCAAAGGCACAGAAGTAACTTTCTATGGCTATGCAAACAAAGCCGCACGAGATGCTGGCGCACAACCAATGAGCGCAGGAAAAGTACAGATTTCTGGTGACGAATATGTCGCAGGTGCAGACCGAGCAGCTCTTTATCAAATTATCAAGCAAAAGCCTGAGTTTGAAGGTGCTGAAGACGCATGAATAAAGAACTTCAAGACTATTACGAGTCACGATTTGAAATGATGTCCACTAAAGGGTGGAAGGATTTAGTAGAAGATGTTGACAAAATAATAGTATCTTTGAATAATATATCTACGATAGATAGCGAGAAAGACCTACAATTCAAAAAAGGTGAGCTATCTATACTTACTTGGCTGGTAAATCTTAAAGAGATCAGCGAAAGAGCATATGAAGAGATTTTATGATTACGTCTGTGAAAACGGACACAAAACAGAAAAGTTTGTTGTTTATGAGGCAACGAACTTGAAGTGTGAGTGTGGGGCTTTGGCTACACGTTCACTCTCTGCGCCAGCGTTTAGACTTGAAGGATGGTCTGGTTCTTTTCCAACGGCTTATGCCAAATTTGGAAAGAGTCATACCGACAAGTTGAAATCTGAGCAGAAACTCAACTCATAAGCAATTATGCCGAGTTGAATCTCCTAGAACCCATTGCGGCAGGAAAAGGAAATAAGTATGTTGATTGACAATGAAAAAGAAGAGTTTGGTGAGTTAGAGATCGAAGAGCAGAAGATTTCGCAAAAGGCTGAACTCCCTGAGAAATACAGGGATAAAAGTTTAGATGACATTGTGAAGATGCACCAAGAGGCTGAGAAGCTCATTGGTAAGCAAGCACAAGAAGTAGGCGAAGTCCGTAAGTTAGCCGATGAACTCATTAAGCAGAACCTTGGTTCTAGACAACAGCAGACTAGACAGGAAGAGCCTGAAGTAGATTTCTTTGAGAATCCTCAGAAGGCAGTTCAAAGGACAGTTGACAGTCACCCTGACATCATTGCGGCTAGACAAGCCACTTTAGAGATGAAAAGGGCGCAGATTCAGCAGAAGTTAGCTAGTGAGCATCCTGATTTTGGCGATATTGCTAAAAATGAGGACTTTACGAATTGGGTTAAATCTAGCCCAGTACGGATTGATTTGTTCAAGAAAGCTGATGCAGAATTCGACTATGATTCAGCCAATGAACTGTTATCGACTTACAAGGAACTTCGCTCTGTCAAACAGAAGCAATCGAGTGATGCTGGAGAAGCCACTCGGAAGCAGAATTTGAAGGCAGCGGGGGTAGATGTAGGCGGTTCTGGAGAGTCATCAAAACGAGTTTATCGTAGGGCTGACCTTATTCGGCTAAAAATGCAAGACCCCAATCGGTATGAGGCACTTTCAGATGAAATTATGACCGCATACCAAGAAGGTCGTGTCAGGTAAGATTTAACTTTTGGAGATTTAATTATGGCTAATACAGCTTTTGCACCCAATAACGCAACCACAGTAACAACCGCAGCAACGTTCATTCCAGAAATTTGGAGTGATGAAATTGTTGCCAGTTACAAGAAAAACCTTGTTCTAGCGAACTTGGTTATGAAGATGAACTTCAAGGGCAAGAAAGGTGACACAGTTCACATTCCAGCCCCTGGTCGTGGTTCAGCTTCTGCCAAAACCGCTACCGATGCAGTTACCTTGATTGTTGACACAGCATCTGAGATTCAAGTTTCTATCAACAAGCACTATGAATATAGCCGCTTGATCGAGGACATTGCTGAAGCGCAAGCCTTGAACTCTATGCGTAACTTCTACACCTCTGACGCAGGTTATGCCTTGGCTAAACAAGTCGATACAGACTTGATTCAGTTGGGTCGTTCCTCTAATGGTGGTGCGGGAACAAACGCCTACGCAACTGGTGCTTTTGTGGGTGGTGATGGTACAACAGCCTACGTTGCTGGTAGCAACAATGAGTCTGCTTTGACCGATGCTGCCATTCGTCGCACTATTCAGCGTTTGGACGACAACGATACTCCTATGGATGGTCGTTTCTTCATCATTCCTCCTTCAAGCCGTAACACGTTGATGGGTCTTGCCCGTTACACTGAGCAGGCTTTTGTGGGTGATGGCAATGCGATCCGCAATGGTGAAATCGGCAACCTTTATGGTATCCCCGTGTTCACATCTAGCAACTGCGATACAACCAGTGGTTCTGGCGCTGCTCGTGTCTGCCTGATGGGTCATAAAGACTCTATGGTTCTGGTTGAGCAAGTTGGTATCCGTTCACAAGTCCAGTACAAACAAGAGTACCTTGCTACTCTGTTTACTTCTGACACTTTGTATGGTGTTGCCGCCTTGAGGAAAGCCGCTACTGTTGGTGCAGCTACTTCCTCTTCATTCTTTGCCTTGATCGTACCTGCCTAAGCAGTTGCCATCTTTCCCCCTGCCTTAACGGGTGGGGGGGGTTTTTTAATCTAGGAGGATAAATTATGGCGACCGCATCCGCAGTAACAGTACGTCGTGGTAACGACCAGTTTCGTGGCCTTTTCAGTGATACATGGGTAGTTCGTGCTACTTTGGACGCTGGTTCATTGGTCGATGGCGCTGGTGAAACTGACGACATTACAATCCCTGGCGTGGCCTTGGGTGATATGGTTATCGGTGCATCTTTGGGCGTGGACTTAGTTGGTTTGACAGTAACAGGTTATGTTTCTGCCGCAAACACAGTTAAATTCCGCATTCAAAATGAATCTGGTTCAACCGCTGACTTAGCATCTTCAACATTGCGAATTGTTGTAGCTCGCATGGTCTAATCTAAGGGGGCTAATAACCCCCTTTTTCTCGGAGTTCTTATGGCAACCTTTCAATGCTTACAAAGCGGTAACACAGTTACTTTCACATATCAACACGATATTGACACAATGAAAGGTCATCAGGGCTATGTCAGAATAGATGAAGTTAAAGAAGAAACTTCTGAAAAGCAAATAGTCTTGCAACCTCCAGTTAAGAAGGTTGGACGACCTAAGAAAGTCGAAAATGTCTGAAATTGACCCAAGAGAATTTGGTAAATTGGAAGCCCAAGTTGAGGCTTTACAGATAGAAGTTCATGGACTTCGCCAAGATATTAAACTGCTTTTAGAGATGGCTAATAAGTCTAAAGGCGGTATGTTTGTAGGAATGGCTATTGCATCCTTTATTGGTGGCTTAGTCACATTTGTTGCTGATCGACTTTGGAAATAAGGAGCATATTATGCCTATGGTTGGAAAAAAGAAGTTTCCCTACTCTGAAAAAGGCGAGAAAGAAGCCAAAGAGTATGGCAAGAAAAAGGGTATGCCTGTAACCATTATGGTTGCTGTTGGTTTGCCTAAGCGTGGTGCTCGTACTGCTACAAACATGATGAAAAAATCAGGTCGTGGCAAATGAAAAAGACCAAGGCTGAGAAAAAAATCAGTTCTGTCATGCGTGAGTTCAAAGAAGGGACTCTACATTCTGGCAAGGGTGGCCCTGTCGTCAAGAAGCCTAAACAAGCCCTCGCCATTGCTTTAAGCCAAGCAAGGAAGAAGAAATGAAACAAGGTTTATACAGCAATATCGCAGCAAAGAGAGAACGCATAAAGGCGGGTTCTGGCGAGAAGATGCGTAAGGTTGGTTCTAAAGGCGCTCCTACTGCAAAGGACTTTAAGCAAGCAGCTAAGACTGCTAAAAAGAAATGAAAACTCCTGCTTGGCAACGAAAAGAAGGAAAAAACCCCAAGGGGGGCTTGAATGCCAAGGGAAGAGCATCGTATAATGCAGAAACTGGTGGCAAATTAAGGTCACCATTATCGTCGGGCGACAACCCTGCTAGGGCCTCCTTTTTAGCACGTATGGGCAATATGCCTGGCGCTGAGATGAAAGATGGGAAGCCGACTCGACTCCTATTATCTCTTAGAGCTTGGGGCGCAACGTCCAAAGAAGATGCCAAAGCGAAAGCAAAGGCTATCTCTAAGAGGAATAAATGAGACCTGTATCCGTTGGAGTTGAACCTACAGCCGCAACGCTGACTACTGTTTATACAGTTCCTACGGGTTACTACGCCAAATTTACAGTCATGTACGTCCACAATACGGGTGGATCAACAAAACACATTACTGTGGTGTGGAATGATGCAAGTGCCGCTACTTCCCATGACATCCTGACTGAATACAATTTCACTTCTAAGCAATACCTTCAATTTGATGGCGCTGCTTATATCGTTTTAGAAGAGGGCGATAAGATTCAAATTACGACTGAAGCTGGAAGTTCATTCAGTTTTATTGCTACTTTTGAACAAATAGGATTAACAAGAGCATGACTACATACCTTCAAGCTGTTAATGACGTTCTTGTTCGACTCAGAGAAGAGGAAGTCTCTACTGTTACCGAAACAAGTTATTCCTCTTTGATTGGAAAGTTTGTCAATGATGCCAAACGTCAAATTGAAGATTCTTATGAGTGGAATATTTTGGGGACAACTATTGTTGTTTCTACTGTGGCTGGCACTTCTTCTTACTCTCTAACGGGGGCGGGGCAGAAGTTCCGTGTTCAAGACGTTATCAATGATACGAATAACACTGGGCTGAAAAACATCCCTTTTGTTAACATGAATCGTTATTTGAACTTTGGGACTGTCTCTAATGGTGTTCCTTTGTACTATGCTTTTGATGGTGTAGATGCCAGTTACGACACAAAAGTAACTGTATTTCCTATTCCTGATGGCGTAGTAAGTCTAAGATTTAGCTTGGTCGTGCCACAAGCACCATTGAGTGCTGATGGTACAGTGATTCTGATGCCATCTGAATTGGTTGTTCAGAGTGCTTATGCTCGTGCTTTGGTTGAGCGTGGTGAAGATGGTGGACTGTCGTCTTCTGAGGCTTATCAGTTATACAGGTCTATGTTGTCTGACTACATCTCGACAGAAGCAACACGTTACCCTGAGTTTGGCTCTTTTGAGGCTGTCTAATGGCTCAACCCATCCAAACATTCAGCATTAGCGCACCAGGCTTCTTTGGGTTAAACACTCAGGATAGCCCATTGGATTTGGCTAGTGGTTTTGCTTTGGTTGCTACTAACTGTGTGATTGACCAGTATGGTCGTATTGGATCGAGAAAAGGTTGGACAAGGGTTAATGCTTCTTCTGGAAACCTTGGTGCTAACGATGTTGGTGTGATCCATGAGTTAGTCCAATCTGATGGCACGTTAACAGTCCTATTTGCTGGCAACAATAAGATATTCAAGCTCGGTGCTTCTAACGTAGTTACTGAGTTGACCTATGGGGGAGGGGGGTCTGCTCCTACCATCACTGCTAGTAATTGGCAGTGTGCTTCTTTGAATGGGATTACTTATTTCTTTCAAACAGGGCATGACCCAATCATTTACGACCCTGCTGTAAGTACAACCACTTATAGACGGGTTTCTGAGAAGTCAGGCTATGTAGGGACTGTTCCTAGTGGGAATCTCGCTATATCGGCTTATGGTCGCTTGTGGGTGGCTTCTACCAGTACAGATAAGGTCACTGTCAGCTTCTCTGATCTGATTGCAGGTCATGTGTGGTCTGGTGGCACGACAGGAACTTTGGATACGAGTAGAGTTTGGCCTAATGGTGCTGATGAAGTACAAGCCTTGGCTGCTCACAATGGATTCTTGTTTATCTTTGGCAAGAGACAGATTCTTGTCTATCAGGGGGCGACTACACCTTCTACGATGTCTATTTCTGACACAGTAGGTGGTATTGGTTGTTTAGCAAGAGACAGTGTTCAGACAACCAGTTCTGATGTGATCTTCTTGTCAAACAGTGGTGTTCGTTCTTTGATGAGAACCATTCAAGAGAAGTCTGCTCCTGAGAGAGATTTGTCTAAGAATGTGCGTAATGATTTGATGAGTGATGTTGCTTCTCAGAATCTGGCAAACATTAAGTCTGTTTACTCTGAGAGAGAAGGCTTCTATCTGTTGACGATGCCTGTTACGCAGTCTGTGTACTGTTTTGACAGTAAAGTTATCTTACAAGATGGTTCTTCCCGTATAACGACATGGGACTCTATTACGCCTACTTGTTTGGCATCATTGAGGGATGGCTCTGTCTACATTGGTAAGAATGGCTACATTGGTCAATATACGGGCTATAACGACTATCAGTCCACTTATCGGATGCAGTATTACACAAACCATGCAGACCTTGGTAATGTGAATCAGACATCTGTTTTAAAGAAGATTTCTACTGTTGTGATTGGTGGGACAAACCAACCAGTCATCTTTAAGTGGGGCTTTGACTTCAAGACGAACTATCTCAGTGCGACAACAACCATACCTGTTCAGGGTATTGCCGAGTATGGTCTTGCTGAATATGGTGCTAATGCAACAGTAGTAGCTGAGTATTCTGATGGCGTTGCACTGAATACATTGAAAGTATCTGCCAGTGGTACTGGTAAGGTTGTTCAAACTGGTTATGAGTCTGATATTAACGGGTCACAGTTGTCGATCCAAAAGATTGAAATCCAAGCTAAGAACGGGAAACTATCATGAGTAGTTATACAAAAAGCACTAACTTCGCAACCAAAGATAACTTAACCTCTGGCAATCCTGCAAAGATTGTTAAAGGTACGGAGATTGATACTGAGTTCAACAACATTGCAACGGCTATAAATAGTAAGCAAGACTACGACTCTGATCTAGCCGCCTTTGCCGCTAAGACTGCACCTACTGGTGATGTTGTTGGCACTACAGATACTCAAGGTCTGACAAACAAGACTTTGACAAACCCAACTGTCACCAATTATGTTGAGACACCATTTACTGCTAACAGTTCTACAGCTATTACGTTAGATTTAACCAATGGTACTGTTCAGATTATTACTTTGACAGGCAATGCAACAATTACAATGCCAACGGCTACATCTGGCAAGTCTTTTGTTTTGTTTTTAAAGCAAGATGCTACAGGCTCAAGGACAGTTACTTGGTCAACAGTTAAGTGGCCTTCTGGTACTGCACCAACTATTACAAGTACAGCATCTAAACAAGATATTTTCAGCTTCTTTGCTGATGGTACTAATTGGTATGGTGTTACTGTTGGTCAGAACTACACTCCATAAGGAATCATAAATGTTTGCTTCTGGAAAATCAGCGTCAGTATCTGCTGTAGCCAACTACATCGAGGATGTGTTCAGCACATACCTTTACACAGGCAGTAGTTCTGCGCAAACCATTACCAACGGCATTGATCTGCTGAATAAAGGTGGTTTGGTCTGGCTCAAAGGTCGAAATGTTGGGAGCGCTTACGGGTACGGCGACCATGAACTTTTTGACAGTGCAAATGTCGGCTCTACCAGAAAGTACTTGCGCTCAGACGGCACAGACGCATTGGGTATAAACGGCTCTATAGCCGCAACACCTTTTACGGCGTCAGGCTTTAACTTGGATGCAGGTCCTGAAATTAACAACAATGCTGGAGACACGAATGTCTCATGGACATTCCGAAAGCAGCCGAAATTTTTTGATATCGTGACGTTTACGGCGTCCAGTAGCAACAACCAACGTATTGCACACAATCTCGGCTCTGTGCCCGGCTGCATAATTATTAAATCATTGGCTGTTGTTGGCAATTGGACTATTTACCACCGCTCCCTTGGACAAAACTCGCTACTTCAGTTCAATACAAATTCGACTTATAACTCGCCTAATCTTTGGGGAACATCGCCACCAACAACCACCGACTTTGGTATCAATGCGCCGTTTGTGCTTGCGTCGGGTCAAACATACGTAGCCTACCTATTCGCCCATGACGCAGGAGGCTTTGGCCTGACTGGTTCAGACAATGTGATTTCGTGTGGGTCTGCATCTGCGACTGGAGTTACAGCGGTCAGCCTTGGTTATGAACCGCAGTTCTGTATGTTGAAGCGATCAAGTGGCACTGGTGGATGGTTTATGACCGACACCATGCGTGGTTGGAATATGCAGGGCGATTTTGATGTTCGAGCAAATTCTTCTGACGCTGAAACAGATAGAACAGGGTCTGGGTGGTTCCCTTCAGCTACTGGTTTTACTTTTGATTCTGCACAACTTAGTGGAAGTGGTGACTTCATCTACATAGCCATCCGCAGAGGCCCGATGAAAGTGCCTACGTTGGGGACGAGTGTTTATAACGCGATTGCGAGGACGGGTACAGGTTCTGCTGCAAGTGTGACAGGAGTTGGGTTTCCTTTTGACCTATCCATAATTGGAAATAGGCTGTTTGCAAGTGCGGTTCCGGGGCAGGGGTTTGTTTTTGATCGGCTACGTAGCCCAACACAATATTTGTTTACAAGCGATACTGCAGCAGAAGGAGTAAATGGAATTGCAAATTCTCTTTTGCAAGACGGCTACACTATTACAACTGATGTTCCCAGTGGGGCATATAATTTTAATACGTGGACGTATATAGACTGGTTTTTCCGCCGCGCCCCCGGCTTCTTTGATGAGGTTTGCTATTCAGGGGCGGGAACACAGGCGCTTACCCATAATTTGGGTGTCGTGCCTGAAATGTTCATATTGAAGAACAGGGCAGGCGGTACGGACGGCAACTGGATTGTTTATCACGCTGCCGTTGGAAATACTGCGGCTTTGCAGTTGAATTTGACAGCAGCGCCAGCAACAACATCCGTGTATTTCGCCAATACATCGCCCACATCAACAGTGTTTACCGTTGGTACAAACCAGTCTTCATCTGGCGGCACTTACGTAGCCTACCTGTTTGCCTCCGCACCGGGCGTGAGCAAGGTTGGCAGTTACACAGGCAACGGCAGCAACCAGACCATCAACTGTGGCTTTACTGGCGGCGCGAGGTTTGTGATGATCAAGCGCACAGACAGCACTGGTGATTGGTACGTCTGGGACA